TTGACCCGATCACGAGACAGGGCAATCCGGTCGTTCACCGCCTCCCCAAGCGCCGCATACAGGGACGCAACGCCGGCCGTGGTGCATGTCGCGGCACGGGGCCTGACCACCTCGGAAGCGTTGATGTTCGTATCGGTCCAGATGTTTTCGCCGGTCGCGTCCGCCGTGATGGTGAAATCGACGCCATCGGTATAGCCGCCAGACCCGGCTTTCACATACTGGACGCTCTCGATGTAGCCCGAAAAATAGGGCGTGTAGTGGGTGCCGACCTGCGACCCGTCAGAAGTCGCGGTCACGGTGAATTTGCGGGAGCGCGCCATGTCCGGTCACCCGTCAATCGTAACGTGGAGCGTGCCAGTCGTGGCGTTGCCGGCGCCATCGACCACGATCTTGATACGGTCACCGCCAATGGCGATCCGACCGTTCACCGCCGTTCCGCCGCTCGCATACAGGGATGCGGCCCCGGCCGTGGAATGCGTTGCGGCGCGGGGATGGCGTGTGGCCGAAGCGTTCACGCTGTCCTCTGCCCACAGGGTTTCGCCCGTGGTTTCCAGCGTGCAGACGAAGTCGATCCCGTCCGTGAAATCGGTCTTCACGTAGCGGAACGACACCAGATGCCCATAGATCGCGGGCGTGTAGAACGTCCCATCGCCGCTGGCGTCAACGGTCATCGGGACAACAAAGCGGCGAACAGTCATGTTGGGTGCCTCCCCGCACTAGCGCGGACAAAAGGGAAGACGCGGGGCGTGGCGGCCCCGCGTCTTGTTGGTTACCAGGTGACGTTTTCGATCCACTGCACCATGCCGGTGCGGCGCATATTCCACGTCACATCCATCATCATCTTGAGCGCGACGCTGTTGGTCTGGAACATCGACCGAACCGGATCGGCCGTGGTCGGGCCGGTGCCAGAGACGATTTCCAGCGGCGTATCGCTCATGTGGATGGTGGCCTGATCGGACGCCTCAAACATCGGCGTGTCGCCAGTCCCGGTCACAAAGTCCGCCGTATCAATGGCGATCACCATGCCGGAAGTGACCGACGTGGAAACCATCAGACGGAAGTCGGCAAGGAACTGATTGGCCCAGCCGAAACCGCTGTTATTCGGACCCGGCATCATCTTGATGTGACGGGCCTGCGCGGGGTTCATCATGAGGGCCAACGAACGCCCCGCATTTGCCGAATCAAACGGCGCAAGCAGGGTTTTCATGTCCTCAAGGAACGCCGTGTAGTCGCCGCCGCCATAAGCGGTTCCGGCCGCCGACACGCCATAGCGAAGGCCGGGCGGGCGGGTCGTTGATCCGGCCGTCGCATCCAACAGCAGCCCATCCAGGGTGATGCCCGTGCGGGTCAGAAGCTCGCGACGGATCACGTCTTCCAGAGCCGGCGTCGTAAGGCGCATCACTTCCTTCGTCATAGGAACGATGATGCCGAACTTGTGCGGCGCGAGGGTCAGGGAATCCAACGTCAAGCGACCGACCTTGATCGGATCGCCCTCAAGAACGAACCCGCCGGCCAGCGCGGTCGTGCTGGAACTGAACGGAATCTTGATGGCCCCCGAGTTGGGTCCGAAGGTCAGACCGACGCCCATATCACGCAGGGCCGGGTAGATCGAGAACGGCTGAAGCAGTGAAAGGAACTCCGCCGTCGCGGTCTGCACAAGCTGCGAGGCCCAGCCGGATGTGGTCGTGGTGCCGACCACGACATCCGCCTTGGTGACCATCGCCGTCGCTTCGTGGCCCGGGTAGCGGTCTTCCAGCACCCGCTCAATCGGCTGACGGGTCACGTGCGCCATGAAGTGGCACAGGGCCGCGCGCACGATCAGGTCCGACGCCTTCACTTCCGGCGCGGGATACCCGAGGGGACGGCGATTGATTGCCGGGCTGGCGGGCGAACCGGCGCCCGCGCCGATCTTCGCTTCCGAGGCCTTCATGACGGCGATGGAGCGTTCCACGTGGTCGATCTCGTCGGTCAGACCGGAAATCGCGTCCAGGTCGAGGGTCTCGTCGTTGTTCAGTTGCACCAGACGATCACGCTTGGCGTTCAGGTCGGCTTGCGCGGCTTCAATCCGCTGCGAAAGGGTGGTCATGGCAGGTTGCCTTTGGGTAAGGGGAGGTTTCGGAGAGGCGTTCCCGCCATGGTTGGCCACGTCCCGTTGCCTCGTTTCGGCTTGCTCGCCAAAAACAAGGGACATGGTTTCGTCGGAGACGTTCAACGACCGGGCGACTTGCAACGCCGCCGGGTTGGCCGGGATGGAAACCAGAGAGGTTTCAAGCAATTCCTGCCGCTTGTATCGCTGTCCGCCGTAGGGCTTCTTCGGGTCGATCGGTTCCCATTCAGCGGGGCGAAACCCCACGGAAACCGCACGCAAGATGCCCTGTTCAACAAGGCTGATGACCTCATCCAGCCGCTGGCTTGTGCCGCGCATGGCGAGGTTCAGCTTGCCGAGTAGCTTGCCGCCTTCAACCCGGATATCGGACCATGTGCCGATCGGGAATGAAGACGAATGGCCGAACAAAGCGATCGGGTTCCGCTTGAAATTCCGCAGGTCCCATCCGCGCGCCTCGACGATATCGCCGTAACGATCGACCGTCGCATCGGACAGGACGAATTCGAGGGAACCGCCATCGGAGACGGCAGTTTTGTTGATGATGTCCATGCTCATTCCGATTGAGGTCAGGCGACCATTGCGAAGACGTCGACAGGCGGCACCGCCTCCGGGTTCCGAGACATCAGCGCCACCGCATCAAACAGCGCCATCACAGGGTCAATCTTGCCCGTGCCGCTGTTCTGCTTGTTGATGGTGATCGCGTTCCCCTTCGGCTCGGCCTTCGCGTTGCCCACTGCCCAGGCCATGATGGGCTGATCGGCATGGACCAGCGCACCCGACGCCAGCTTGACCTCGGTTGTTTTGATGGCACCGTTCAAGGTCCAACCCTGCGAAATGGCAACCACCCGGTCACCATCAATTCCGCGCGCAGCCATCGCATCAACGATCATGCCAACCCCCATCGGGTCCAAGCCCACGCGCGAAAGCAGCCCGCTTGCGTCAATCTCGGCCGCCAGGTCCGCCACCTGCTCGAAGGCGTCTTCCATGTCGCCGACAATCACCAGATCGCCCGCAGCCGCGAAGTCTTGCAGCCGGGACGCTTCCGACTTGCGTAGCGCCAGGACGCCCGAATGAACCCAGGACCGGGACCATGAAAGCCAGCGCCGGGTATCAACCTCGCGTCCGACCACCGACACCGAAAGCAGGTCATCCAACCCGCCGCCGTCGACGCCGATTGCCACGACCTCGGATCGCTCCAACAGCGCCGCCAGCGTCAGGTCAGGTTCGCCAGAAGTTAGCCAGTGGTCGGCGCCTCGCCAGCGGTCGGAGCCGAGAGAAAGGCCGATCTCGACGTTGAAGTGCTGGCTCGCCAGCAGGACCATCTGCTCGAGGCCCTGTTCCTCGGCCTTCCGCAGTTCGTCCACAAGGAACGTTTCGTTGACCGAGCGACCGAGGTTCGGATTAACCAGCGGCCAATATCGCCGCTCTTTCCAACCATCATCCGCTGCCACTTCGGCGGGGAGTTCGTAAATCACAGGCAAAAGCGGCAGCCTGAGAACCCCGTCCCGCACCTTTCGTGCGGTCATCAGTTCCGTCCGGAACACGCCAGCCGGTGGCGCTTTGCTCTGCGTCGTCGTCTGGAACAGAAACCCGTCAGGCCTCTTGGCCAAAGCGCCGCGAAGCTCCACAAAGATATCTGCCGCCGCAGGCTTCTTCGCAAAGACGTGCGTCTCGTCGATCATCGTGCCGACAGCCTTGGACCCGGTAATAACGTCGGTGTCCGCAGCTTTGATCTGTAGCGTCGCGCCCGTCTTTCGATGGGTAATCAGCCGAATATGCCGCTGGATGTGGAACAGCTTGTCGAGTTCCGCGTCTGCCCGGATGGTCCCGCTCGCCTGCTTAAAGGCGATGTCCGCGATTTCCTTGGTCGGCGCGATTAGCAGAAACTCAGCCTGCGGCCGGCGGTTGACGATTAGCGCCGCCACCATCACCGCGCCGCCGTAACTCGACTTCGCGTTCCCTTTCGGGATCAGTTCAAAGTATTCCTGGATCACCCGGCGATCAGTGGTCGGATCGTAGGACCCGAAGATGACCTCGACGATCGGGAAATACCAAGGCCCGCAAGCCTCGGCCAGCGTCGGCATTCCCTTGATATCCGGGACCCTGAGCCGCTTGAATATTCGCAACCCGCGCGCTGCTTCAGTCTCGAACAGCGGCAGGTCCGGGACCAGAGAGCGGCCGGCCATGATCCGGTCCGCCCAGTCGACGCAAGATGTATCCCAGGACGGCATCAGTTCAGAGTGGCGCCCGTGTCCAGATCATCGCCCCAATCCGTCCCATGGCCCGCCGTATCCGCGTCGGCCTGAGCGATTTCCTTCTTGCCCGGAGGCGAGAATGACACGTCACGCCATCCGGCGCGGCACTTGAGCCAGAAGATGCAAGCCGTAACCGCATCCTTGCCCGTGCCCTCTGTCGCGCGCTTGAATAGCGATTGAGCGACTTTCGCGTTGGCTTCAGCGGCGGCGGTCTCAAGTTCCGACTGAAAGTGAAGCCGCAACGTCTTCGGGTCGCACCCGATCACCAGCCCAATGTCAGCCTGTGGCACGCCATAAGCCGCCATCGCCTTGACCTGCGAACGCTGCGCGTCAGTCGGCTGGAAGCTCGGTCTGCCTCGTTTGATTGCGCTCATGTTCCACTTCGGTGAATGACCGACCGTCGCCTTCAAGCGTGGCAACCTGGCCGGTGAATGCCTGCCACCGCTTGACGGCGACATCGACGTAGGCGGGAGACAACTCAATGGCGTGACACGCGCGCCCGGTCATCTCAGCCGCAATAATGGTGGTGCCGGAGCCGCTGAACGGTTCGTAAACCGCCTGGCCGGGGCTGCTGTTGTTCTCGATCGGACGCTTCATGCACTCGACGGGCTTCTGAGTGCCGTGGCCATGGCCACCGTCCTCACGCGCCTTTATGTTCCAGACTGTGGTTTTGTCCCGGCCGCCAAACCAGTGGCCTGTTCCGCCCTTCTTGACAACATACCACGCGGGTTCGTGCTGCCAGTGATAATGGCCGCGGCCTAAAGTCATCCGGTCTTTCGCCCAGATAATCATCGCACGGTGCTCGAAGCCAGATGCCTCAAGTGAAGCAAGAACCGTAGTCGTGAACATTGATGCGTGCCAGACATAGGCGACGTCGCCGGGGAACAGCGCCCAGGCTTCGGACCAGTCTGCTCTGTCGTCGTTCAAAACAATCCCGGACTTGGCCTTGTTATTCGAAGTGCGCGTCGGGTCATACTCGACCCCATACGGCGGGTCCGTAACCATCAAGTGCGGCTTCACCCCATTCAAAGCCCGGCCCACCACCAGCGCATCGGTAGAGTCCCCGCAAACAATCCGGTGCCGACCCAGCACCCAGACATCCCCCGGAACCGTAACAGGCTCGGCCGGCGCGTCAGGCACGTCGTCCGGGTCCGTCAATCCCTCGGTGGTCTCGGCCCACAGCGCCGCCAATTCCAAGTCCGCGAAGCCGGTCAGCCCCAGGTCGAAGCCCTCGAACTTCAGATCCTCAAGCTCGACCCGCAACAGCGCATCATCCCAGCCCGCGTTCAGCGCCAACTTGTTGTCGGCCAGGACGTAAGCCTTCTTCTGAGCGTCGGTCCAACCCCGCGCCACCATGACCGGGACCTCAGCGATACCGAGCGTCCGGGCTGCCATCACGCGACCGTGGCCGGCAATGATCCCGCCGGCTTCGTCGACCAGAACCGGCGTCGTCCAGCCCCATTCGCGAATGGAAGCGGCGATCTGCGCCACCTGGGCGTCGGAGTGGGTCCGAGCGTTGCGAGCGTATGGCACCAGGGCCGCCACAGGGCGCCTCTCGACGGCATCGGCTGGCCATGTAGCGGGGAATGGGTCGGGAGCCACTGTCGCGCGTTTGGTGCCGGCAGCGGCCATTTATCAAAAGTCCTTTTTACGGCGGAAAAATTCTGCGGCTGATCCCCAAACGGTTCCAGCCCCCATCGGCGCCAGGGATTTGACCCTACCCCCCCCTGTCGTCAGGTCGGCCGCTTGAACCGCTCAGCCCGTGCCGCCTGGGTCTTCCGAGCGTGGTGCGTGCCACAAAGCGCCATCCCGTTGTCAGGATCGAGCGCCGCGCCACCGTCTTTCCGTTCGGCGATGTGGTCGGCAAATAAGCGGACGGGATGGGCTGCGGTGCAACGGTATCCGTTCTCAACCGCCTCGCATCTCCACCCGGCGCGGTGCATCACGACTTGGCGCCATGCTCGGTGTTCAGGGGTCAGAAGATCGGGATCAGCCCGCTTGGGTTCCAGCCGCGCAGTCCGCGTATCCAGAACCGGCAGGCTAGACGACAGAAACCGCAGCTTGCTTGGTGGCATGGCTGCGGTTCCGGTTCGGATTATCGGGATCGGCAGTCGCTATAACCGCCAGGGTAGCCAGCCTTGGCACACATTGCCGGAGGGTGTCAAGCGTCTTCGCGCGCCTTGGCCAACGCATCGGGGCACGCTTCCCATGCGGCCAGGATCAGCAGCAGCCACCGAGGCGCGGGGAGGGCGTTGCGGGAGTAGCGCGATAGGGTGTGGTGGCTGATCCCGAGGATCGCAGCGGCCTCGGTCTGGGTTAGACCGAGGCGCTTGAGGGTTGGGTTGATCATGCGTCGGCTTCGGCCGTCGTAACAGCGACGCCGCCGACCATCCGCCAGGCGATGTCGCCGCCCATGTCATTCACGTCGGCAATCACCGCATCCGAAGCAGGCAGGCACCGCAACCCGCTTTCGCGCGTCCAGTTGCCCAGGCACTCGGTGCTATCCACGTCGTCGCCGATAAGCTCGACCTGCGCTGCTGCCAGTGTGGCGCGGGCGTCGTCCCATGCTGCGTCTACCGTGTCGCCTGCGCCCTGAATAGTGCCGTCGTTGTCGGTGATAATATAGGCCATGGTCTGTGCTCCCGTGTTGGTGGAGGGGCAAAGCCCCCTGTTGTGTTAGGCGGCGTCCGCCAGCCGGATCAGGTGAGCGGCCAGGGCGCGGGCCTCGTTTGCCGTCATCCGCAGCGTTGCGGGACATTCAAACAACGGGTCGTCGTGCAGGATCGCGATCGGCGCCTTAACCGCCTCGGCAACGCGCATGTGCGCCGGCGTCACGATCACGGTGTAGGTTGCTTCCTGAATGTGCATGTCCTGGTCCTTTTCTCGGGTTCGGCCATCCCGTCCCCATGACCACACCATATCGCCCCACGGGCGAACCGTCAACCGAACAATGGACGCACAGGCGATTTATTTACGTTCAAGCCGCGTCCCGTCGTAATGGTCCACCAACCGCAGCATTGCCGCCTCGACCATCGCCGCAGTCCGGTCCCGTGGTAAACCGCGGTTGCTGGTGATGGCAGCCAAAGAGAGCCGCGACACCAGCAGGTCCGATGCGTAAGCGTGCAGCGTCAGGCCGAGCGCATCCCGTGCCGCATGGTGCCGCGTCAGAGCCGCGGCTTTGCCCCAGGCTTTGACGTGCGGGCATGGCAGGTCGATTGCCCCTCGACCACCAGCCGAGGATGCCCCCAGCACGCCGACCTCATAGTCCCGCCGATAGCGTTCGCCAGCCATGACCAGTGCGTTCGTCCACCGCTCCGGCGTCTGGCGATGGAGCATGAGCAGCGGGTCGTATCGCCGCTCTCCCAGGATCAGCCGCGCCTCACGCCGCAACGGGTCCATGTCTTCGGGATCGGCCCACGCGGCTTTCATAACGCCAGGATGGTCGAGGACCACCGCCGCTGCTGTCCGGGAGGATGGTGACGGGGTTGGCTTGGGTTGCTTACGGGGCTTCATCGGTCGCGCTCCTGTGTCTCATTCCGTAGACGCCGCATTTCCTGTCCCCTCCTAAATGTCACCATTGTCGCCTTTGTCACCTTTTTCTAACCCCTACGCATGTGAGATTTAGAACAGATATAGAACACATTGTGTTCATACACATATGGGAACTGGCTGAAAAAAGGTGACAAACCCGACAAAGGTGACATTCCGACCTCCGTCAACGCCGCAAAGCCCAGCGAGGGCGGCGCGTATCGTTACGGTCCACCGTCAGCTTGGCACCGTCTACCACGTTGTTATTGTTCTTTGTTAGCCACCTGCCCAACCGCGCCGGTGATATTGTGGTGCCCGACCGCTCTGACGCCGCCTCTAGGCATGCTTCCCGGAACATCGGGCAAACAAACCCATGCCCATCGGTTTCCTCAGCCCGAAGTATCATTTCTGGGACGGACAGCCTTGCAGCGATGCCGACCTCTTTCTCCCAGGCCCCAAAGAAGGCAGCGCGGGATGCTCGTGTGGGGTCCTCTGCCCGTGCCAAATCCATCGACTTCACCGGGTCCACGGCACCGAGCCACACCAGCGCGGAGCGGACCAAGTTAGACCACCGCTCGAAGGATGCCAGCGGCGGGAGTTGGTTTGGGTATCCGGCGCACACATAGGCCCGGCCGATCGTGAGGCACGCGGCGACATAGTGCCCACGGTCGGCCATCACGTCCGCCACCGGGTTGCCGGAGAATTCCCTCGCCTCGGGGTTTTCGAGGTTGGCATCGAGGCGGCAGATCATCGTTCGGCGCACCATGTCGGCGGGGGCACTCAAATTGTTGCCGTTGGCAAACACGGTGAAAGTGTTGGCGATGCGGATGTCGGTGGACGTGCCCAACGGCCGGATTTTGAGCAACGGGCGCTCCGTCACTTGGTTCAGGAAGTCCCCACCCATCATCTCCGACACATTGTCGATGGCGATGATCTGCTGTCCGGAAAGAGCGGCGGCGATCAGTCGCTTTTCGGTCTCGTTCACGTCGGGAGACATGGCGATCACGGCGCATCGTTCGCCCGTAGCGATGGCCGATGCGGTGTCGAGTAGGTAGCTTTTGCCGGTGCCAGGCTGCGGCGCGGTGGCGGCATGCATGGGCACCGCCGGCAGTAGCGCGCCCCGTAGGACCACGGTTAGGATCATGGACAGCGCGACCGATCGGCTTGCATCGTCGGCAAACGGGAACTCGGCCAAGAGCGATTGCAGTGTATCCAGGGCGCGGGCGGCGTCGGCTTGCGTCGGCTTGGCGGGGATGGGAGGCATCTTCGGCGGTCCGATCAGGACCAGTCCGGTTGCCGGATCGTAGCCTTCTCGGTCAAGGATCGTGCCATCAGGCCGCATGGTTGGTGTGGAGATGACGCCCGCGATCGGGGGGAATGGCCACTCCCCGAACATGGCCGCGACCTGTTCAACGACCTCCTTCGGCGGGTCGATGCGGACGATCTCCCCGTTCTTGTTCATGCGCTCCCATTCCGCGACGGTGCCCATGGTCCGGCCGAGGATGGGGATCGTGACCGGGACGATCCCCGGTATCCCGATCACGTTGCCGTCCGAGGTTTTGGCTTGGGCCGATGCCGTGCGGACAAGCATTCGGTCCCGCTGATAGAACGGCACGCCTGCGTGATCCATGGCCGCTATTGCCTGATCGGCCGCAACGTGGCGCTGGCCGCTGATGACGCTGATGACGGGCCGGCGAACGTCCTCAGACACGGGTGCGGCGCGCGACTTTTCTAGCGCCTCACGTGCGACCTGTTCCGGATCAAATGGCAGGCTCATGTCCGTCGTGCCCTCAATCCGCTGTCGATGGTTGCCATGGCTTCGCGGATCGGGATAGCCCGGACGCGAGCGGCGGCTAGTAGGCTCTCCCGGACCTCAGCCTCCGTCAATGTGCCATCCTCCATAAACCGCGCCATGCTCCATGTCTCTCGGTTCAACGTATCGTTGGCCTGGCCAGACGGCGCGGTTGCCACCCGCTCAATCGCATGGCGCAGCGCGCCCGTGGCGTATTTCCGCTTTCGGCCCTCGCCTACCAGGACCGGAGCGGGACGGGCTGGCGGCTCTGGCGGCGGTGCCATGAGCTCGAGCAGCCACGCGGGCGCGTCGGGAGGGGATACCTCCCACGGCGGCACAAGCCATCGGTAGGGCAAGCCCAGATCGACATGGGTTGACGGCGGGATGGTCTGTGACAGGCGCCCGCGCCTCGGGTCAATGCCTGGCGCCGGGTGCCCCGTCTTGCCGATTATGGGTTCGCCAGACCACCGAAAGAACACGGCCATGCCACCCGACCCGGATTGCATGATGGGCCGAGGCGGCAATCCACCATGTTCCGCGACAATCGCTTTGAACGCGCCGAGACCGTCTGGGTGATGCGGCGGAACATCCAGGTCAATGCCCCACAAGCCGGACGGGCCGAACACCACCCGCCAGTTGCAGCGCGGGAAGCGTTCGGACCATTCCGCAATCACGTCCAGATCGCAGGACGCGGCGGCCGAGGCACCACCGAAGCATCCGGCGCGGGACGTGGACGATGCGGGGTAGACGTGCCACCCCAGCAGCGCCACACGCTCAATATCCTCGGGAATGGCCATGACGGTCATTCCGTGTCGCCTGGATGATCCTGCTCAATCGCGGCGATGACAGCGGACGAAAACCGATCGGACGTGTCGCGGTTCGTCCATTCCAGGATCGGCGTGTATTTCGGCTTCCCATCGGTGCCGCGATATACAGTCCCATCGGAATTGACGGACGGCTTGGACGGAAGCGCGGCCCATGCCCCGCCATCGGTCTTGCGGTAAATCATCACGCCGTTGATGCGGAGCGCGCCAAGGCGCACGTCGGCAAACCCCCGCAGCCCGCCCTTGCAAACGGATTTCCATGTGACCAGTTCAACCGGCATCGGTTTATCACTCATTGCCGTGCCCCCATCAAAACCACGTCGAGTGCTTCCCGATCGCGGGTTACCCCCACATACGATCCCTTGGCGCGCCCCTCGGCCGTGGCCAAGACACCGATGGCGCGCCGCACAACGGCAGCCCGCGAAAGGCCCTGCTCAGCAGCGATGGCGTCTATCTGTCCGACTGCCTCCCTCGGCAATCGCATCTCGAACCGTTCCATGGTATCCCTCCGAATAGACGGCGGATGCTACGGCGTTTCTCCCGATGGGTCAACCCATGGCCGGCGCTGCACACAATCCCCAAACCGGACGACCCACGTATCCGGGTCGATCGTGACCAGCCATTGCCGGCCGTCGATCTCCACCCACGCGAACCATTCCCAGCCGTATTGGTCGCCTTCCTTGGACCCCCACCACGCCGTAAACGGCTGCCCGTTGATCGTGAGCCGTGCCCAGATCGTCAGAGCGGGATTACGGCCCGGGTCGTCCAGCACGATCGGCCCCGCGTCGCACATGCCATGCCGCGCGCCGTTGACCTTGGGGCCGAGGGTGACGGGACCCATCAGAACATCACCCGGTCTCGAACCGCGTTCACCTTCCGCAGCCGGGCGGCCGATGGCTTGGCGGCGACGGGCTTGTAGGACCGAGGCGCCTTCCCATCCTTCGTTTCAGCCGCAGCAATTTTGCTCCGCACGCCAGCATCGGCGTGCATGGCCAGAAACTCGGCATTTGCCCGAAGCTCCACCCCGATGGACTTGATCCACTCGAAATACGTCGAGACCGACGTAACCCACGACCACCAGCAACCCACCGCCATCAAGCGGTTGCCCATGTCGATCTGTTGTTCGGTGGGTTTGTTGCCGGGGGCCTTCAATTCGCAAAAGATTGGCGCCTTGCCTTCAACCAGTAGAAGCGTGTCCGGTGTTCCCGCGCGAACGCCCCGCGCCTTTTCCCGCATGTGCGAGAACTGGCCGGCGGCTTTGGAGCGATCGAACGCAAGGAACTCGTGCGGAGCCGATACCGCATCGCGCACGAAACGGACCAGCGCGACTTGCAGGATGTGTTCTCGGTTGATGGGTCTGGGCACTAGTCTTTGTCCTTACACGGCTGACACCTACGATTGAAAATCCCCTCAGACGGGAACGGGGCATCGCAGGTCAAGCACGGAATCATCGTCGTCGGCACCTTCACCGCGAGGGGCTTCTGCAGATACTTCTTCTCCCCCTTCCGGAAATGCCGCCGCATCTGTTCATGGTTCCCCGGCGCCGGCTGGTCTGGATGTTCGGTGCACCATTTGTTGTAGATGCGTTCCCATGATGTGCCTTCGTTGGCTTGGACAAAGTCGGCTAGGGC